GTGCCGGTCACCCGTGATTATCTTTACCGCTTCGTCTGCGTAGTTCATTCGTGATCGTCGTAATCCGGGCCTTTGTCAGATTGCCAAACCACCCCCGCCACGAAGCCGATGAGGCCGGCGAGTAGGATGCCAACGATGGCTAGGGTAATCATTGGGCTAAGAGGAGGTTGAATCGCGCATCCTTCACCGCCATCAGGGCATTATCCCGCATCAAAGACCGCCAGAACTTGGCATCCTTGGGGTAGTGCTTTGCCACTAGGAGGTAGGTTTGGGCGCGGCCCAATGCCCAGTTGGAAAAACCTCCGCTCCTGAGTTGCTTCTTTAAGGCTCTCATTGCGCGGCCTCCTTCTGGTTAATCCAGTTAAGATGGTAGGTGAGCACCTCAATCTTCGCATTCTGCTCGTAGAGCTTAGCGATGGCCTGTTTGATGAGGTCGGCTTGCTCGGTGCAAGTGACTTCGAGTTTAGTCTGAAGCCCGAAGGCTATGTCTTTTAGTTCCATTTTTCTCTGTGGTTTGGTTTTTGGGGCCGGCTTGTTGCCGGCTAAGAAGGTTGGATCAGAATTTGGGTGCTTCGACAAGCACATTTCCTGTGGCCGGATTCCCGGCCTTTGAGAATCAACGTCTTAGAGCCCATTTTCATCCCATCCTATCATTTCTGAGCTATTATCGTGGAAATCTCTCATTTACCTATCATTTCTGAGCTAATTGGATGGAAATGTCTCATATATCCAACCGTATGAGACATAATGCGTGATATATCGGACGTTAAGGCTTTGGGAGTTGGGTTTAGGCACATTGGGCTGTGCTTTATGCGGCTCCTGTAAGGACGCCGCTCTGGGTCGCCGCCTTAGAGCGTGTTTTGTAAGAAATACTAGGTAGTATTTTCAACATCTGCCCTAGCCTAGATGCAGGAGGATTCCATAGCCCAAGGGCCTGGTTGACTATTTGCCGTTGGCTGATTCCGCGAAGGGGTCTAGGTTCCGCGTTTCGCTAGTGGTCATCGTCTGCCCTGAGCCTGAGTGCTGGAGCCACCCACGCCTTCCCTATCGAATCCTCCTAAAGTTTCGGGAAGGTCTTTCGACCAACAAAGCTAGCCAATCCGACTGTTTCGCCGCTTAAAGCGTCCGGTGCAATGGCTGATACGTCCCCGGAACGGTACGGGGCTCCTAAAAAGAAGAAGCCCGGCGAGGTGAAGGACTCGACCGGGCTCGGGCTTCTATGCCCTACTGGCATCTAACGGGAAGCTGGTTGAGCGGCCTTCACACCGCGACTGACAAGAAATGACTAGGGATTAGACGCTTAAGGGCAAGCCTTGGATGTGTTCTGTTGTGATGTTTTTGCTAAGGCATTGCGGATTAGAGCCTTAAGGCAGAAAATAGTTGGTTCCAAATCGGAAAGCACTTGCCTTGAAGGCCGGGTCCATGCCTTAAGGGCAGCTTGGACCTATTCTCTTTGGAATCCCCGCAACCCCCGAAACTACCCCCTAAAAAGGGTATTGAGGGTAAAGCCTTTAAGGCGCATCCAGGCGCCAGCTTGCCGCCGGGGTTCGTTGTAAGGCCGTTTAAAGCCTTTAAGGAGGGGAATAGGACGTGGATATGGAATGAGCCGGAAAACCCCGCAAAATCGATTTAAAGGGCCTTTGCGGGCATTCTGGGGAAGGGTAAAGCCGCCGAATCGCCGCAACTAGGCGCTTAAAGCCTTCTTATGGAGAATTTTCGGGTCGATCCCTTAAGCCTCTAAGCTCGGATTGGAGCCTTAAGGGCCATTTCTGGGTAAAGCTTAGGTCTTTCATAAGCGCCTCCGCCTTCCTGGAATACGTAGTTTCCGCATTTCGGGTCACGGCGGAGGAGTAGGGCCCAAAGCGCCAAGCGTTCGCCCGGTTGCGGGGAGTGTCGGGGATTCCCCTTCGCGCAAGGGTCGCGCCGGTATACGTGCGGAAAAGGGTAAAGCTTCCTGCCAGGGTTCGCGGGTCGCCGGTCACCCCTAGCTTTCGACAGTCCGCAATCACGGTTGGCCGGATTTGCGCGCAGCCGATTGCGTCCCCGTTGCGGGCGTTCAAATCCCCGCCGCTTTCTAGCTGCACGATGGCGAGGAAAATGGCGAGCAAGGCGGATTCAGGCATAAAAAAAGCCCCGCACAAAGCAGGGCCGCAGGGCAAGGGGAAAGGCTACTTAGTCACTTTCGACTTAGTCACTTTTGACTGACTTAGTCACAAGCGCGTTCCATTCTCTGACTAAGTCTCCTTTAATCGCTTCAAGCAAAGTTGAATTCGCGGACGAAATAAAGGAGTCATCCCACCCCACTCCGCCCTTGGATTTAATTGCGCGCGACAGGCTAAGGGCAACTGCGATTTCGGCGGCTTGATTGCAAAGGGCAATTTGCCCTTCCCGGGTAGAATTAAATGCGCGTTGCGCGTGAGTTAGTTTAGACATAAAGAGTTAATTAGGAAAAGATTGCGTACAAAGCCGAGGCGACAAGCGAGCCAACGCCCGCAAGCAACCAAAGCGCGGCGACGAGAAAGTGGAAGCGTTTCAAGGTAGGGGAAGCGGAGGGTTGAAAGACTTCAGCCGAATAGTTCGCGTTCCCAATTTGAATGCGCGCAAGCGGTCGCAAAGCGGATTCCAGGGATACGGGTTCCCCTTGGCTTGTTCCCTAGCAAGCCAACAAATCCAAGGGGTTTCTAGATTTCTAATGCCATAAAATTCCCTAGCCTTTTGGTACCCCAATCCGCGAAGCGCTGGCCACATTATTTTCCAGTTTGCGCGACTCATTTCGCGGCCCTCCCCGTTACGTGAAAGGAGAAAGCGCAACACTCCCCGCCGAAGTGGGTAGCGTCATTACCCCAACGAAATTCCGGCTCGCCTACGCCTACGCAGTAAAGGCTGCCCCCGTGCTCCGCTTTAGCCTTGGCAAGGAAGGATTCGATTTCTTCGGATTCGCGGCCCTCCAACCCGCTTTCGTCCCCATAAAGCAACGGGGAAGCCCAATGGCTTGGCAAAGTGTATTCAACCTCGGCAATTTTGACGGGATTCATTTCGCGGCCCTCCCTTCAAAGCTAAAAGCAAAGGCAGTTTCAAAGCTTGGGAATTGTGGGGAGACGAGGAAATCCCTCATTTTCCGCGCTTCCCAAGAAGGGAAAAGGCGAGAAAGCTGCGGAAGGTCCGCGTGCTTGAATTCCGCGTAAGGGATAACCAATCCAGCCGTTTTTTCGTCTCCGTTTCGGAAGGCGATTTTGACGTATGTTTGCATCTATGTATCCTTTATTTTGTTAGTTACTGGCAATCAAAAGTTTAGAACCAGAATCCCACCTTCAAACTCTACCACGTGCGTTTGATCCGCCAGGAATTCCAGCGCTTTGCGGTCGCTTGTGTCGTCGCGTTCCTCGCCTTCGGGGATTTCGGGCGCTTCCCAACCGTAGGCTTCCGCAGCCTCGACTGCGTCAGCGTATTCTGTCCAGTCGCAGCAGAGGGCGATAACGTCGAGTTCGGTTTCCTCGCCTAGTTCGGTTTCTAAGTTGTCGAGGTAGTCGAAAAGCGCGACAAGCGCAGGGCGTGAAAACTGGTTGGGCCTCACTTGTCGGAAGGCTTCAAGGAAGCGGGATTGGTTTACGGTTTCGTACATATGTCCTTTCTTGTGTGTGTGTGGTTAGCTGGCGGAAGGTTAATCAAAAAACCCGCAAGCCCCAAGGGCAACAGCGGAGAAGATGGCTAACAGGGCGAGGCAAGCGATGGTTTCTAGTGTGCGTTTCATCGGTTTGTGCGTGTGTGTGTGTCTTGCTTTCGGGTTTGAAGGCAAACCTATGCCCCGCCGAAGCGGGGCAACGGTTTGGCGTCAGCGCAGGAGATTCGCTGCCAAGCGTTTTCTTAAAAAATCTTTTGGAGCCTTCCGCAGCCAGTCTTTTTAGATTAGAAGGCGTGAGAGACCCATCGCTCAAAATCGGCGGAGGTCTCAAAGTTAATTGTAAACATAGCAAGATCGGTAGTCGAGGGCAGATACGTGACGGACATAAACACGTTGTTTTTTCCGAAAGCCGGACGGGCGTGCCATACCCCATATTCTGCACCACGTGGGTCGCGCCTGACCCAAGTATGGCTTGGGGGGGTAAAGTGTAGCTTGTCGAGCAACTGGTGAGCGGTCATACTTTTTTTGGTTTGTTTGTTTGGCGTCGGGGTTTTCCCTTCGCTGCCCATATATATAGCACAGCTAGGGCTATTTTCGCAATACGTAGAAACACGTATTTTCGCAGGGTCCCGCAATTCCGAATCCCCGCACCCCAAGCCAAGCCCCGCAACCCAAGGCGAATAGGCAGGGAAGAGAGAGAGAAGGGAAGCCCCAAGCCATTCAAAGCATTCGGATTGTTCCACGTGGAACAAATGGACGGTGCGTTCGGTAGGGCTGCAAGGTAGGGCTGCAATCCATTACCCCCTTAATGCCTTTACCCTCGCGTGTCCGTCCGTACACCTCCCGTTTGGACTAGTCACACTTGGGGGTATGCGTTTGGACTAGGGTATTCACCCCAGGCCAGAGACTAGGGGATTCACCCTATCCCTATCCCTAGGGTGTTCACCCCATCCCAGATGGGGGGGGAGGGGGTCAAGCGGCGGAGTGGGAGGAAGATTGGGATTGGTAAACACCCCCCTTAAAAAATATCCCCAATAGGCCCTAGAAACGCCGTACAGCCATTCTGGCTTCCTGCCCACATCCAGACTCCCGTTTTTAAAAAATCCCCTTAAAGGGCCGCCGTTCGCTTAATACGTTTAAGCTTGTTAAAGGAAAGGGCGTCTGGCGTTAATAAGCTATGGCGACGAAGCGGCAGATAAGTAAGTTGGCTAAGGCGGTGGCGGAGGTGGGTGATCGTACCGGCAACTTCTTGGAAAGGACGGACCCGGCTAAGGCTACGCGGGCTTTGGAGATGTTGGCGGATGGGGAGAGTTTTAGGACTATTCAGAAGGAGTTGGGGCTTCAGTGGGACACGGTGGCTAGGCTAAAGGCCCGGCATAAGGTTTTGTTGGATGAGCGGCGGGCTGTGTTGGCCGAGGATGCCCTGGAGATTGCGGAGGGTCTAAGACTCCTTCAGAAGGAGAAGATGAGGATGCTGGCTGAGGACCCTGAGCAGTTGGCGCGGACTAACATCAGAGACCTGTCCATTCCTTGGGGCATTGCCAACGACAAGTTCCTGGCTGCGGTGGGAGAGAACAAGGTGGTGGTGGAGCACAAGAGCGCCGCGCCTAGCTTGGAGGATGCGATGAAGGCCATTGAGGAGGCTAGGGCGAAGCTGAAGCTTGGAGCCGTGGAAATACTAACGAAGGACGTAACAAATGAACCCTCTGATAGCGGGAGTTAAGAACCTAGCAATGTGGGATAGGTGGCAGGAGATGGTGAGCTTGGCCGGCGATCAATATGCCAAGAGCCCCGTCTTCGTGGAACAAGATAGTCAGAAGCCCGAGGAGTTTGACCAAGTGGCCGATTGGATTGGGCGTTGGGACATCCCCGCGTTCGATCGGTTTGGCCGGCTACGGGATGTGAGCCACGGGGCGAGGTTTGTGAACACCCGTACGTTTGGCCCTGTCACCAGACAATGGCTGGATGCCAACACGGAGCTGTGGTTCCTCAACAAGCACGGGTTGTTGAGACATAACGTCCTAGACATTGGGGCGGGGTATGGACGGTTGGCTGTGAGCGCCGCCCCCTACGTGAAGGAGTATTGGTGTACGGATGGGGTGGAGGTGAGCCGCAAAGCCTGCCAGATGCACGTCGATTGCTATGTGCATAGCGGGAATGTCCACGTTGTTAGCCCGGAGGAGCTTCTCCAGACCCACCCCAAATGTGAAGTGGCGGTGAACATCCATAGCTGGAACGAATGTTCGTTTGTTTCGATTATGGCGTGGCTAGGGATCTTGGCCGAGCTGAAGGTGCCCTATCTGTTCACGGTGAGCCACGGGCAGTTGGAGAACGGGAATGCCTATCTCTGCCATCAGGCCGGCCAGCCCTCCTTCCGTCCCCTCCTAGAGGAGAAGTATGACTTGGTGGAGGAGCTAACTCTAGGAATGTCCTCCCACCCCTACGCGCTTTGGCGGGTTAAATGAGTTTGGTCTGGGAAAAGCACGAAATCCTCAGTCCGCCTACGGACGAGGAGGTGGCGCGGATGGAGCCCGAGGAAGTTCTCAAGCTCCACGAACTCTACCATTCGGCCATCGCAAATAGCCGCCGCGACCCATACAGGTATGGCTGGAAGCTCCCCCATTGGAAGGACGCCGAGGAACTGTTGGAGCACAGCTCGGAAATACTAGTGAGCGGAGGGAACCGGAGCGGCAAAACCACTTGGGCCGCGCACGCCGTTGTTAAGGCCGCAGTGGAGAATCCCCTCTCCGTTATTATGTGCTTCGCCCAGAATGCCGACGTGTCCATCCGTCAGCAGCAGTCTGCGGTGTACGACGCACTACCTGAAGAGTTCAGAGTGAAGGTTTTGGGTACAGAGGAGAACGTCTCCTACACCCGGAAGAACGGATTCTCCAAGAGCAGTCTAATCCTGCCGGGGAGCAAGAGCTCGATAATCTTCAAGACCTATGCGCAGTTTCTCAACAACGACACGATTCTGGAAGGCGCTGAGCTTGGATGTCGGAATCCCACTTGGCTTAACATTGGTGCTTGGTGTGACGAGTATCTCATTGGCCCGGAACTCCTTGCTACCTTGCGTTTTCGCTTGGCTACTCGTAACGCTAAATTGCTGGTTACTTTTACGCCCATTGATGGCTACACTGAAGTGGTACGCGACTATCTACAAGGAGCTTCCAACCTACGTACCAAGCCAGCAGAGCTACTCAACGGGCGGAACGTCCCGTACATACAGAAGTCCCGAAACCGAGATGCTTCCATCATCTACTTTCACAGCCGGGACAACCCGTTCGGTGGTTACGAGCGTATCGCCAAAGACCTAAGCGGGCGACCGGAGGAGGAGGTGCTCACCCGTGCGTACGGGATTCCGACTAAGTCGATGAGCACGAAGTTCCCCAACTTCAGCCGGGAGCTTAATGTGGT